GATTCCCACAAACTCGGCCCTGCCCGAAACTATACATTTCAGCTTCGCGCTGTATCCTATCGACTCTTGGTTTGAGATCACGATGCCAAACTTCCCTGAATTTCTGGCATCTGACAACTCCCTGGATGAACCACCAACTAAATCATCCCCCTCGCAAAACACGCGGAGGAGAATCTCGCGGGATTCAACAGGTCCGTCAGCTGTGAAATACAATGGCACCGACTGGAAAACCCAAGGGTGCGCATTGAAGTGGCCAGTCGGAAACTGACAACAAAATTTGCCGACGTCTCTACCGTGCATGACTTGCATGAACAGCGACTCTATGTCTTCTACAACTGAACAAAGAAATCCTGAAAGTTCATTCAGAAAGTTTACTCCGCTGGTGAAGACCCAGCCGGAGTCAAGGAATAGGTCTTTCCAGGTGACCGTCATCCTTGGCTTGCCGGCTGAGAATTCTGATTTGAGAGAAAAGCTCAGCTGCATACCGTGGGCCACATCCCACGTCAACTTCACCGCCTGCAAGGTCACAAACTTGGCAGCAAGTTTGTGTTCGATCACATGGCCAATGTGGCACAACATGCCGTAACTGTACGACATCAGTCCCTCTCCTCCTTTGCTGCACCGAGTGGCAAACTCCATACGTTGCTGGTCGAGTTCAATCAAACAAGTAGGGTCTGAACGTCCTGGGAAAGGCAGGCCCAACTCACGGATGATGTAGTCCACAACTTCCGTTCTCGACCTGCCCTTTATGGACAGCAAATGAAAAATGCCGTCTGTGGCATCGAAGATTAAATGGCTTAGGATCTGGACTGTGACAACGTGGACTCCTAGGAGTTCTATCCCGTTATCAACCGTCAACCTTGGCGGTTTTCGCAATTTTGGTATGCTTTCTTTCTTCCCATTGGCTTTTCTTGTTTGCATGAAAGCAACATCATAGGCATCTCTCTTTCCAGCCCTGGCGTCGACCTCTAATTTAGCACACATTTCGGCAACTTCGTCAGCAGAAAACTTTGAAAGGACGACTTCCTCTAGGGTCTTGTCGCCATACAACTTGTCATAAGTGCTGATGATAGCCTTTCTGGTCATGACTTTGTGCTTCAGAGCACTCCAGAATCTGGCAACGCGCTTTGCTGTAGGAGCGTCCCTGTCATAGGAAAGCTCAGGGTAATTGTCTGGATCACTCGGATCAGCAAAAACGGTGCGCGGCCTCTCTGTTCTGAATTCCAAAGCATGGGCGACAGACTTTTTCTCTTCCGTGCAGTGCACGGTGGTAGCGGCGATCACAGGACCGCATGAGCTAGCAGAAGGAAAATAAACTGGTGCGTAAACTGTTGGCACACTGACGTCAGGCAAACCATCTGCTCCTGTAGCATTTGGTGGACTGAAGAAATGCGCTGAGTCTGCTGTCCTGTCAGATTGTTTAAGTTCTAACAAGCGAGTGCTGTGTGACATGGCTTGAGAACTTGCAAATGCTTTGTTCTCACCAACCAATTCTTGGGTGCGTTTCCACGGACCGCTGAGAACAGCAGCCTGTGGTATCAGCCCGCCATTGGCCGAAATCGCATCCCAATAATACCTCAATTTGTTAATTTTCTCATTCACAGCAGCGGCCACATCTGGCACAACGACTCCTCCAATAACAGCCCCAACAGGTGGCACAAAATGCGGAGGTGGAGGCACGACTCGGTCAGGTGGCCTCCCAAGCACCCCAACGGGTGATCCACGCACGGGCCAACGACGGGTAGGCAAAATGCGACTAACCGCGGGCTCTTCAGCATCTCCAATGGGAAGATCAGGGGCAGGAAATTCAACTGCACCGTGGTTCGTTTCTAGAGCAGGAAAATCGACTGCTCTCTCGTCAACTGGGACAACAGGGTTGTCACCATGAACAGTGCCTTCACCTGGCACAACGTCTTGAATCTCATTAGGCATAGGAGCAAGGTCTTCATG